GCATGTTAGGTGCTCGTGAAGGCGCATGGCTTACAAACTGCACAGATTGGGATTATACACAGGTGCGCGATTTTGAGTACTTGACAGATTACTGGGCAAAGAAGTCTGAAAAGATTGCTGACGCCGACGATGCTCTTGAAGAAGTAGGTTATTTTGGAATGGTTTTGCGTGAGAGTCTAGATCTTGAACTAGCAGAAATCGATGCAAACGGTTCTAGGTTCTTCAAGCAAGTTTACGAAAACACACCAAGAATTATAGGAAGAATTAAATGAGTAACCCCAATAATAGATTAATAGCTGTGACTAATGCACTAGACGAAGTTGGCCCAGGCTTTTGTTTAGCTAAATGGCAACAGGTCACTCTGCACCTTCACAGCGGTCAAACGCATAGTTGTCACCATCCGGCAGCGCATAAGATTCCTGTTGAAGAACTAGAAGACAATCCTAGTGCATTGCACAACACCAAGTTTAAGAAAAAACAAAGAAAGACTATGTTAGAGGGCGGACGCCCGAGTGAATGTGACTACTGCTGGCGTGTTGAGGATAACAACGACGACTCGTTTAGTGATCGTACTTACAAGTCGCAGGAGCCTTGGGCACTGCCGCATCTGAACGAGATTAAGTCAATGCCATGGGATCATGATGTAGTCCCTAGTTATTTAGAGATTAGCTTTAGTAGTGTTTGCAATTTCAAGTGTAGCTATTGCGGGCCACAGTTTAGTAGTAAATGGATGGACGAAATTCAGCATCACGGCGCATACAACACCAGTGTTCCGTTCAACAGCTTGTATCCGATGCAACGAGATGATACAGTGCCTATTCCTGTAAGAGAATACAATCCGTATGTAGATGCATTTTGGAAATGGTGGCCTGAGATTTCTGACAAGTTAAATCACTTTAGGATAACAGGCGGCGAGCCACTACTTTCTAAAGATACTTTTAAGATGCTGGATTATATCATAGAGAACCCGCTACCAGAGGTTGAGTTTTCTATCAATAGTAATATGTGTATTCCAGACGAACTTTTTGAAAAGTTCCTCAGCAAAGTAAAGATCATTTGCGATAACAAACTAGTCAAAAAGTTCAAGGTGTTTACTAGCGCCGAAGCATACGGAGCACAGGCAGAATATATCCGTCATGGACTGGACTACGATAAATGGTTATTCAACATTCGACGTGTTTTGACAGAAGTTCCTGAGTGTACCTTTACTTGTATGTGTACTTACAACCTATTGAGCATGATGTCGTTTGATAAGTTTCTCGAAGATATTCTGTCTATCAAGCAAGAATTTGGAAGCTCGCGGAGAGGAATCCCTATTATTCTAGATGTTCCGTATTTGAGGTATCCTCAACATCAAGCAATAAAGATTGCTCCTCCAGGATGGAATAGCAAGTATATCACTAAGCAACTAGAGTTTATACGTAATAATCTAGAAGACCCTAGCGACCCGGCAAAAGCTAATTACGGATTTTATTCGTTTGAAGCTGACAAGTTTCAGAGGCTGCAAGAAGTGTTTTCCAACGAGAATCTAAGTCAAGAAGAACTAGATACTTTAAGAAGAGATTTTGTTATATTCGTTGACGAACATGACCGTCGACGCGGCACAGACTTTTTAGCAACTTTTCCAGAAATGGAAGATGTTTATCACGAATGGAAGTCTTTGTTAAACGCTTAGATTCTTAAAAAACTGATACAGCTTATTCTTTGAGTAAGCTGAGTTTTTCATTACATTGTAATTGTGACGTAGAATCTCTTCGTTTTTAAAACGCCATTCTATTTTCTCCTGTCTAGTTAATGTGTCTAGGTGTTTACAAACTTTATTGATACTTAGTAATAACTTTCTGTATCGAAGAGTGTCGTCTTCTTCGAAGTCAAAACTCAAATCAAACCACTCGTCGTACAGCTTGTACCCTAAGTCTTTTAGTGCATGATTGCAACCTACCTGCCCGTAGATAACAAACGGTTGAAATTTTAAGATTGGTTTAAACGTCTTCTCGCTGTAAAACAAACTAGTATTATCTAAATCATCCACCAAAGTCTCGTTAGTCAGCTGAAAAATAGTTTGATCAAAGATATGACCCCAAGGGAGTTCATCGGCCCAGTTAACGTCGAAGTTTTTATAGTCGACAATAAACGGCAGTTTATCAATCCATCGCTGTATAGAAACTTCACTGAATTTATGATTTTTACCCCATTCTTTTAGCTGCTCTATTCTTTCTTCGTCGAGGGTGTTGTGACTAATAAGAGCGTACTTTGATACGTTGTGATCACATAGCATAAAAGTTGCGTTTGTTCGTTCGTGTCGATTCACTCTACTTAAACTAGAAAAGTATCTTGACTCGAATTTCTTTTTACATAGTTCCACAGATTGTTTATAAAGTTCGTCTGCATCTAGGGGTTTACCGGTCCTCGGATGTTTTGCTTCTTTGGTGTCCGTAGTAAAATTCTCGAACGCAAGATACGAGACAACATGAATAGGCCGTTGATTAGTTCTTTCTGCCCATGCCTTTATGTTCTCCTCGTCTTTGAGGTTTCCTGAAAGGTAAATTACCATACGCGGATCTATTTTACGTATTTCACAGCTTCTGTATAAGTAATCAAATATAGAATAATCGCCGGTAGGACTAAACCCTTCTAAAGATGCATCAAAAATAAAGAACATTCTTTTCTTTTTCATAGCTTTTAAGAGCTTTTTGTTAAGATACTTGAATACGTCAGGAGCAGTACTCCAGTCTCCGTATTCTAGTTGAGCAAGTATGTAATCAAAGTTTTTTAAATGACCGAGTTCGTTGTCTGTGTTATAAAACATATCGTCGAAAATAGAATCTAACATCCTCAGACTGGTGTGGTTTTCACTCGCTTCTCTAATAAATGGGTTTTTACTGATTACATTGTTCTTTCTTTTCATCGTATATTTATTGAAGAATTTCAGACCTGGCAACTCTGAACTATTTTAGCGATAAGTATTTTGACACAAACTAGGAGCTCAAGTGAATATAGGATTTATTGGAGTAGGTAAACTCGGCATGCCATGTGCAGAGGCTATGGCAGATAAAGGTCATGCAGTTTCAGGGTATGATATTGCTAAGGTCAGTAGCGATACTGTAGACGTTGTAGACACTATAGGCGAATGTGTTGTAGACAAGGATATAGTATTTGTTGCTGTGCCTACTCCCCACGACCCTGCGTATGACGGTAGTGCTCCTTCGTCGCACCTGCCACCTAAAGACTTTAGTTACGACATAGTCAAGCAAGTACTAGTAGAAGCGAATCTAAACATGAATGCAGACCAGTTGCTCGTGTTAGTTTCTACAGTGTTGCCAGGTACCACCCGCGAACAACTTATTGATCTTGTTCCGGACACTCGCTTTGTGTACAATCCCTACTTAATTGCAATGGGCTCAGTAAAGTGGGATATGGTAAACCCAGAGATGATAATGATCGGTACTGAGGACGGCGAACGCTCGGGCGATGCAAAGCAGCTTATTGAGTTTTACAAGACTGTAATGGAAAACGAACCAAGGTACGTTGTAGGCACATGGGACGAGTGCGAGTGCATCAAAGTATTTTACAACACGTTCATCTCCACTAAGATTGGCCTTGTAAACATGATTCAGGATGTTGCACAAAAACAAGGAAACATAGACGTAGATGTAGTAACCAAAGCCTTAGCAGATTCTACTATGCGTATCATGAGTCCACAGTATATGACAGCAGGCATGGGCGACGGCGGTGGCTGTGTGCTGCCTAATTTTCTTGTTAACGTAGATGACATTGAGATGCCTATAGAAGAACTGTACCAGCAATACAACGTCGACAAAGATCAAACTAGGGTAATTAAATCGTCAAATTATGCGTGTTCTTCAGCCGAGTATAAAAAGATAGACCAGGTTACTACTAGGCAATATAAAGGGAATATGTATAGATTTATAGTTGGTAGCAGTGAACTAATAACCACTAATGATCATTTAATACCAGTGTTGCGAGATAACACTAGACTAGTAGTAAGAGCAGAAGATATACTAGAAACAGACAAGTTGTATATGTTGGACAATTGAGGCATTTGTTATGTTCAAATATACTGTTAAATATTAGTATGATTATAGAAGAATATGTTTTAAGAGTAAAGGAAAAATCTAAACAAAACAAGACTGGTTATCGAGAAGTTAATAAACTATATCTAAAATTAACGTGCGACAACTGCAACAAGATACATTCTCGCTTAAAAAGCCATTATATTAAGATGATGAAAAACGAATGGTTTAACAAAGATTATTGTAATACTTGTTGGCAACCGCTACTTTCTTCCAGGCCAGGTATAAAAGAAAAAGTGACGCAAGGAGTAAGAACTGCGTATGCTACTCGAGGTAACGAGATAAAAAAGAAGATATCTGAAAAACTAAAAGGTATGAATTTAGGCAATAACAACGGCACGAAACGCCCTGAGATTAGAGAAAAGGTTTCAAAAACTAGGTCTAAGCTCATGGAAGATAAGACATTTCGTTCTAAGTTTAAACAAGGTTCAATCGATGCCTGGGCAAGAGGATGTTATGATAATGCTAATACTTCTGGACGAGCTAACTGGCATACTTATATACATAGTAACGGAACTGCGTACAAAGTTCAAGGACGGTACGAGTTAAAATTTATCGAGTATCTCGATAATAATAATCTAAGATTTGAATGTCACAAGGGAAAGATACCGTATGTAGCTGATGACGGACTAACTCACCATTATTTTCCTGATTTTTATGTGTACGAATGGCAATCTTACGTCGACCCTAAAGCAACACACTGGTATAGAATACAAAAAAGAAAGTTTGAGCTGATGGCCGAGCAGCATCCGGACTTAAACTTACGCATACTCTTAGAAAGAGATCTAAAAGCCTTAGGAATTAAGTTATGAAAAAAAGCATTGACAGAATAGAGTCTTTTTATTACCAAGGTCCGGTATACAACGTAGAAGTTGAGCCAAATCATCCAACGAAAGACGACCAGTACTTCCTACAAAGTGATACTGGTATAGTAGTACACAATTGTCACCCGAGAGACAATATTGCCCTGCGTTATATGGCAGAAAAGCTAGACCTAGGATATGACTTGTTTGATGCAGTAATGACGTCGAGGGAGTCGCAGGCTGAAAACTTAGCAACTAAACTAGTCGATCTAGCTAGAGAAAACAATATGCCTCTATACATCCATGGTAAGGCATATAAACCTAAAGTACCTTACGTTGATGGGAGCTATAGCTTATTAGTAGGCTACTACTGTGAAAAGGCCGGCATACCACCGATTTATATAGATCCTTATACAGGCGACGATTATCAGCCCGAGCGTCCGGGCGTGTTTCTAATGGCGCACTCAGCAGCAATTACGTATGAATACACAGGGCAATCGACCAAGGACGAGTTATATTGCTCGATACCGCCGTTTAGCATCGTAGTAGATCCCTGGAGGAAGCTGACTTCGAGCGTAAGCGAAGTTATATATTATGGAAACACGAGGTTTTAATGACCAGCGATATTATCTTTGTTGGTCCTGAGAACGACCAATGGAAAAAACTTAAAGAAAAGTATCCTACTGCTAAAAGAGCCGATGATTTTGCCAAAGCACAAAACAAGTCAATGACTAAAATGTTTTGGGTTGTATGGAATGATATAAACGTTTGTGACAACTTTGACTTCTCATTGCAACCGGACGAATGGAGCAAGGAGTATGTTCATGTTTTTAAAAACGGTGAGTATTACGATGGCATAGTGTTATGTCCGAAAAGAATCAAGCTCAATCGTCGAGAATTAGAATATCGGTTCTTTATTAAAAAGAAAGAAGTTGACGAAATAGCCAGCCGTCCTAAGCCATTTGACATTGTGTTTATTTCGTACAAAGAGTCTAACGCAGACGAAAACTACGAACGGTTGCTAAAAATTGCACCTCGTGCAAAGCGTGTGCACGGCGTTAAGGGCATTCATCAGGCGCACATTGAAGCAGCTAACCTATGTGACACTGAGATGTTTTGGGTAGTCGATGGCGACGCAGAAATTGTCGACGATTTTAACTTTGATTATCAAGTGCCTAGGTGGGAACACGATTGCGTACATGTTTGGCGAAGTAAAAATCCTGTAAATGACTTGACTTATGGTTACGGAGGTGTTAAACTATTACCCTCAGAGCTGACAAAACGAGTAGACGTAGAGTCAGCAGATATGACAACTAGTATTAGCAACAAATTTAAAGCAGTTGAGGAGGTGTCAAATGTAACACGTTTCGATACAGATGAGTTTTCAACTTGGCGAAGTGCTTTTAGAGAATGTGCAAAACTAGCAAGTAAAAACATTAGAGGACAAATTGATGAAGAAACAGAAGCAAGACTCGAGACCTGGTGTAGCCGAAGCAATGGTAATAGTCTATATGGCAGGTTTGCGCGAGCAGGCGCTATACACGGTCGTGAATTTGGGCTTTCTATTGAGTCTAGCGTTCAGTTGGGCAAGATAAACGATTACGACTGGCTGTACGCAAGGTTCCTGGAGGACAATAGTGCAGTCAGTTAAAGACATACGCACTCTACATTTAGAGTTAACAGACAAATGTCAAGCACAGTGCCCGATGTGTGCTAGAAACTTTCATGGCGGAGCTACTCGTTCGTTTATACGCAACGGTGATATCTCACTTGACGTTTTTAAAGCATGGTTCCCTCCTAGCTTCCTATCTCAGCTCGACAATGTTTACAGTTGCGGAAACTACGGTGATCCTGCTTTTGCTCGTGATTGTTTAGAAATATTCGGATACATTAGAGAATGCAATCCGACAGTTCGGCTAGCCATTCATACAAACGGAGGAATGCGTTCTACTGAATGGTGGGCAAAACTGGCCAACGTATTAGGAACTCAATCAAACAGTGAAGTAGTATTTGCTGTTGACGGATTTGCAGGGAAGCACGAGTTATACCGACGTAACACTAAGTTTGAAAAAGTTATCGAAAACATGGTTGCATACGTGCAAGCAGGCGGCACTGCGAAAGTTGACAGTTTAGTTTTTGAACATAACGAGCATGAAACTAAAGAGCTTGAGACTTACTTGTATGACAGAGGTGTTAGTCAAGTAAACTTTGTCAGCACCAAACGCTTCTATGAAATGTCAGAGTTCGAAGTGCAAAACTTGGATGGTTCTCATGCATACAGTATTAAGCCTGCACAGTTGCCCGAGTTTAAGCAGACTCCGAACAAAGAAATTGATAAGTTATTAGACAACGACTTCAGAAGAAACGTAGCGGCCCAGAGCGTAATAGATCCGCAATGTGAAACAGAGCAAGGGATATATGTAGATCCGTACGGCAATATATTTCCTTGCTGTTGGATAGGCGGCGACTATCTCGAGCAGCCAGTGGAAGAAAATTTGCCCATTCATAAGCTGCGTAACATCGCTGTTCAGCGTTCAAAAGAAATGCTTGAAGATATAGGCATTCCTAACTGTAATGACGGTGTGTTACACACGCAAAATGTATTATGGCAAAAGATAGAAGATCACTGGCAGGGCGAAAATAAGTGCCTCACTTGCGCAAGACAATGTTCGTCGGCAATTTATGATGGTGGTAAGAAATGACAAACTATAACAGTATTCCGTTCAAAGACATTACTAGTTTCGGACAACAAACTCTTCTCGATAACGACTTGTTTTCTGTGTCTTGGATATTAGCGCGATTCTGCAATTACGAGTGTTCTTACTGCTGGCCCTATGCTCGTACAAGTATTCCGGACCATCGCCCGTTAGAAGTTTATAAGCAGACTATTGACGAGATAAAACGCCAGGCAAGAGCTAACGGTTTTACAGACTTTCACTTTTCTTTCTCAGGCGGCGAACCTACAGCGTATAAACATTTCGGCGA